GCCCCGCGCATCCGAAGCACAACGCCATCCCGTCTGCGAGCTTCAGCCTGGGCGGCAGCGCGGCTTTGGGCGGCGTGTGGTACTGGGGCGTCACATCTTGGGTGCTGGTGCAAACCCGGCAGGTGTTGTTGTCCCGCCCCAGGATACCTTGCGCCCAGGCGGCGTAGCCCTTGTGTACCCGCAGCGCGTCGGCCAGATAGCTCGCAGTCACCGGGCCTTCCCAAGAAGCACGGCTTCTTCGTAGGGCACCAAGGAAGCCAAGTGGTCAGTTGCGTCCAAGAGCCTGCGCAGCAGCTCGCGCTCCAGCGGCGTCAGGTCGTTGTGCATCAGCACTTGGTTGATAAGTTCGTCGTTGGTCAGGTGTGATAGGGATTGCATATCAAACTCCACAATGGTCGCACAGTGCCTTGCCCACGGGGCACCAACTTTTGCACAGCCCCGAGGGGCGTGCGGGCCAGTCGTCTTTCTTCTCCGAAGTTTCCATGCGGTGAACGCGGGCAGCGAACTCTTGGAAGATCACGGGCTTGTCGTCCTGCGTGAACACCTCGGTGTCCATCTGCCCGGTCTGGAGCCAGATGTACCCGGTCTTGACCTGCTCCATCCACGGCCACAGCGCCAGCGCTGACCCCGCAAACAGCCGCAGTTGGTCGGCGTCGATCTTGCGCTTTCCGGTCTTGTAGTCCAGCACGATGGCCGTCTTTTCCTGCAACACGCACACGTCCAGCACTCCGCGCAACCACACGTCGCCGCCGAAGAACGTGGTCGGGCGCAAGGCTTTGGTCAGGCCGAACTTGTACTCCAGTTTCTTCTCGCCGGGTGCAGCCTTGAGCTTGTCGGCCACGGCGCGGTAGCCTTCGTACTTGTCGGCCAACTTGGCGGTGCCTCCAACGTACTTCTCCAAGGCGCTATGCACCTCGTTGCCGTGCCGGGTGGCGTCCGTCTGGGGCTCACTCACCTGCTTGCTGACCCGAGTCAGGAAGAACCTGCGCGGGCAGGTCTCGTAGGCAGTCAGGCTAGAGTAAGACCACGGCGTCGCCGTGCCTTTGCGCGGGGGGTTCACCGGGTTTCTCCTGTCTCAAGGCGTGTGGCAACCAGCTGGGCGTACCCGGCGACGTCCACCCAGGAATCGGCGTAGTCGGGGTCGCCGTTGATGATCCGGGCGATCTTGTGGCAAACCATGTCGAGCGCTTCCATCTGGTCATCCGCCAGAATCTTGTTGCGCTTGGCCAACTCCGCTGCGATGACCCGCTTGAGCCGCTGCGCCACCTCGGCGTGCTGCGCAAACTTGCCGTAGCGCGTGCCACGTTCTTTGAGGGTGTCGTCGATGTTCATGGTGTGGTTTCCTGTGGGTTCCAAAGGCCCGTTGTGCGGGGTGAGTAAGACATTATAAGACAGTTTGCTTCACTTTGCCGCCCCGTAGGAGTCGGCAATATCGCCCTCCGACTCGGTGACAAGCTGCGGCCACCACGTCGGCGGCGTGCGCATGATGCCTTGCAGGGTGTCGAGCGCGGCCTGCGCCTCCTGCTCTGGCAGCACGTACACCAGCTCATCGTGAACCATAAGCTGCGGACGGTGCCCCGTAGCACGGAAGAAGTCCACCGCGTTGTCTGCAATGGTGTCCCGCGCTAACGCTTGAATGCAGTTGTGGACTATGAATGGCCCGCCGGTTCCGAGCACAACGAACCGATGGCGAGGGCCGCAGTTCAAGATGTCGTACACCGGTTTGATGGGTTCGGTGTGCGGGTTAGTTCTTCCAGTGGCCACCCCGATTTGACCCGGTTGTACAGCGTAGTCCGCCCGATACCGGTAACCCGGCTCAGCTCCGGCACGTCCGCGCTGCGCACTGACGTACGCCGGTTCATGGCATTCTCCCGGCGAGTCGCCCAGCAGCAATTCTCTGGAGAGTACCCCTGCTGATTGTCTCTGCGCTCCAAGTCCAGACCCCGCTGGTAGGAGCCGCCCATATCCGCCCAAAAGTTCTCGAACGACGCCTGCCACCTCTCGCATACACCCACCCCACGCCCGCCATAGTTGCCCCAAGCGGGGTGCGATGGCAGCCGACAACGATCCAGCATAGCGCGCCAGACGGCGTACGCCGGGTGCTTGGACATCCCGTGCGTGCGGTTCCCCGCAGAAATCAACCGCTTGGTCAGGCACCCGCAGTTGGGAGTGCCGCCGCGCTTGACTTCCTTGGCAACGTCGGAACCCAACTTGACCGTCTGACTCCCGCATCGGCAGGTGTACCGCCACCGCCAGCTCTTGCCCGTGGATTCCTCGGGGTGCAACGCGGTCAATGCCCCAAAGGTCTGGCCTGTAAAGTCCTTGAACTTGTGATGCTTCTTTCCATCCGTCATTTGTCAGTACCTCGTGATCTGCGGTCATGTGAACGCCATCAACTGTAATACAGGGTTGCACCGATTTGAACACAACCCCTGCGTGGGGTACAAACTCCTCGCCGTCATGCACCCGGTCGGCAGGCGTCACGCCCTCTATGGGTTTCCAGCCAGAATCCGTCAGGACGAGCGTGCCCTCGGCTATGCAGTTCTCATCAATTTTTCCAGCATATATGCGGGTTCGGTGTCGCCCCGCGCCGTACCACCACTCCGGGCGGCTGTCGTTGCCCGGCTCCGTGTGCAGCCCCGGGTATCGAATGACGCGCCCGCTCGGCAGGCGGATGCCCTCCTTGCAGGTGACACACAGACCCCACGGGTCTATGACCCGTTCAACGCCTTCGTAGATGTCTTGCAGCGCGGAGTGGCAGGTGCGCCAGCCCAGGACAATCTCGGCGTACTGCGTCCGCCACGCTTGCGTCACGCTCTCGGCTTCCTCATCGCTCAAGTCCAGCCCGCCCATAACCTTTGCAATCGTCTGGAAGGTGCGCCAGCCCGCGCCAAAGCCAAGTCCTAAATGCGCTACTTTTGCTAGCTGTCGTTGCTGCTTTGTCACCTCGTCAGGGGCGATGCCGTACCGCGCCGCAGCGAACGCCCGGTACAGGTCGGCCTTGCGGTCTTGCGCGTACAAGGCCATCGACTCCGGCACCTTCCACAGAAAATGGTTCACCCGCAGCTCGATGCCCGACTGGTCGGCCACCACGATCTTGTGCCCGCGCGGGGCCTTGAGGCTGTTGCGCAGGGCGTCGGACACCTTGGGGTTCCTCGGGTCTATGCGCGGTAGGTTCTGCGGGTTGTACGCCCACCCACTCCAGCGCCCGGTCGTGTCCGCGCCGCAGTAGTTCAACGGCACCGGCAAGTACCCGCCGGTGGCCGCCGCCGCTTCCATGAAGGCCCCGATGCGGGTCTCCAGCAGGGTGGACTTGACGGCAAGCCGGGCCATCGCCGCCGCCGCCACGACCTCGTTGTCGTGGGATTGCAGTGCGATGAACGCGTCGTCGGTCTTGGCCAGCGCGGGCACCTGCTTATCAGGTGTAGTCGGGCTGGGCTTCATGGGCACTGGCACGTCCAGCGACTCAAGCAGCTTGGAGAACTTGGGCGCGCTCGCCAGCGCGGCCCGTACCGCTTCCTCCAGATCGCCCAAGTTCTCCGCTTCCGTTACGGCGTCGCCGCCCAGCCCGTGCTGCCGCATGTGGCGGGCCAGGGTCAGGATAGTCTTGCGCTTGCGGTCGCGCTCCACGGACAGGGCCACTTCCAGCAGCGGGGTGTCCACCTCGAAGCGAGACTCCACGAGCATCCGCACCGAGGCGTCGATGTGCCACAGCTCCTTGGCCGTGTAGTGCGGGCGCAGCTTGTGAAACAGCGCGTAGCACTGGTCAACATCGGCGGCGTTGTAGGCGGCCATGTCGCGCCGCTCCTGCGCAGTGAAGTCCTCCAGCCTGCGCCCCTTGGTGGTGTGCAGCGCCGTCTGATCCTTGACACCAAGGCCGTAGTACTCAACCAGTTTGGCCAGGCTGTTGCCGGTTGTCTTGGTGTGGATCGGGCGGGCCATCGCCGCCGTGCAACCCCACATCTTGGGATGCACATCTTGGAACCGCCACGCCAGCAGCATCGAGTCGAACGCGCTCAGGTTGTGGCCGATCAGCAGGGCGTTACCCCAGTCCACGGCATCGAGTGCTTCCTGCGCATTTTGTTCACCAAAGACCACACGGGTAGGCTGGTCGTTGGTCTTGAGCCCCAAGGAAATGATCTGGGTCTTGGGGTCGGTGCAGTAGGTGATCGCTGGCATTTTGGACAGCGAGTGGTCAGCATCCCAGTAGGTTTCAAAGTCGATCGTGATTACGTCCATTCCTTTCTCCTACACGAATGT